CCCTCGATGCGGACCCGGATGATCTTACCGGAAGCGATCGTTCCATCCTGCTTGAGTTTGAGCCAGGCGCGTTTCACATAGACCCGGGCGGACGGACTGAATTGGGCGGCGAGCTCGACGTTATCGGCAGCTCCAGCCCGTAGTGGGATTTCCGTCGTTCCGGGTTGACGGCTATTCAGCGGCCCGACCACGTTGGTCACGGTCAGGTCGATGAAGAACTCATCGATGATCTCGAGTGGAGGCAATGCTTAAGGCTTCCAGTTGAACTCTGCGTCGTAGGTCGCCGATGAGACGCCGTTGCCGGCCGCCCTCCATACCACCACGAGCCGCCAGACGACGTCGGTCCCGCCGAGCTTCTCGGTGGAATTGTCGCGCAGGATATACTCCTGGTATTTGCCGCCGTTGACCGTGCTGATGAGCGAGTCGGTCAACCCAGCCGTCCAGGTGGTCGTCCCACGCAGCTGGTACTCGCCGTAGATGTCGCACTTCGCCGAGTCCAGTACATGCAGCGTCACGCTCGCCTGGCTCACGCCGCCGGCTTTGAACCCCGTCGTATTGGGGAGCGTGTCGGCCGCCGAGTTCGCATAGGTGCTGTCGTCGCAGAGCTTGTACTTGTTGAAGAGCGTCATCGCCCCGGGGTTGGAGAACCTCTGGGCGATCGAGAGCGTGCTCAGCAAGAGCACGGCGATAAAGACAATGAGTGAGCGCATCGGTCGATTCCTTTTCAAAATCAGATGTGAGTTACTTCGCAGTCTGGGGCTTCGGCTTCTTCTCGGCCGGCTTCCATCCTGCTTCGGTCGTGGCGCGTCCCATGCCGACCAAGGTTTCGGCTTCCTGACGGTCTTCATGGTTCTTCACCTCCAGGACGGTCCCGGGCTTGGTGAAGACGCCCTTGACATGGATGGGATGGGTGACGGTGATCTTGTCTCCTACTTTTATCGCTGGCATGATTTCCTCTTGATGCGGGATCAAGGGGCCTGATGCGATCAGGCCCCTACATTCCCTGGTTGATAGCATTCGTTCTTAGGCGAAGTTCGAGCAGACCGAGAATGCCCCGGCCTGGCGAACTGCGACGTCAACGCTGATGAAGGAGGTGACCCGGATCGTCCCGGCGGTCGAACCCGTATAGGGATCGACAAGGATGTCGAGCGACCCCCATTCTCCGATCATCGCCTGGGAGAAGTCGCCGAAGAAGATGTGGGCGGCTGCGATCTGGGAGCTGGAGATGACCGGATAGCCATTCATCTCGTTCGTCTCGTTGATGAGGTAGACCGGATAGCCGGTCTCCTTGGGCCGCGTCTTGAGCTCGCCCTTGATCGAGGGACGGGTCACGAAGTACATCGTGGCCGCATCGGCGTTCGCGCCTTCGACGTCGGATTCATGCTCGACAGCCTGGGGCCAGCCATAGCCGCCCGAGCCGTCGACGGCGCCGATGCCAGAGGTGAGGGCGATGCCGGTGGGCTGGTTCGAGGCGCCCGTGCCGTGGAAGACGGCCAAGTCGACCCCGAGAGCCGCGATGCGGGCCAGATCGTTCTGGACGAGCCCGTCAATCGCCGGGGTGGACTGCAGGAGCAGCTGCCGGGAGAAGTCCATGTACGCAGCGCCCGTCTTGGGCGCGAGCGTGACCTGGCCGATCGTGAGCGCGGTCTCCGACGGGGCGACGTTCTCGGCCACCCAGCCGAAGGTCCCGGCGCCGGTCTGCTTCGGAATGGCGACGTTCCCCTGGAGTCCGGAGAGCACGCCGACCCCTACCCGGGCCGAAACGAGCTTGTTGCGCAGCAGCTCGATGAAGCTCATCAGATTCGTCCCGACGAGGTTGCCCCCTGCGGTCGCCGAACCGACGGTGAGGTCGCGTGCCATCATCTTCACGCCGGCACGATCGAGGACCCGCTGGAGATCGGTCATGACGCCGACCGGGATCTCACGGGCATAGGTCTGGATGTCGTAGGGGACGTAGAGCCCCCGGGGACGCTTGCCCGAGCGCGTGGCAATCGCTTCGGAGCATTCACGCTCGAAGCCTGCATCGACGCGCGATTCCGGCACCTGTGAGAGGATCGCCCGGCGCAGCGAATAGCGCTTCTTCTCGGCTTCGGACAGATCGAGATGGGAGTCCGGCGTTTCGAGCGCCTTGGTATCGTTCACCCGGGTGAAGACCTCGCCGCGAAAGCGGTCGAGTTCCATGTGCAGATCGATGGCCGAATTGACGAGCTCGGTCATCGCACTTTCCCCGCCCTTGATGCGGGACTTGTACTTCTCGGCAGAGGCCCTGATGGCAGCGACACGATCCTGCTCTTCACGGTCCAGCTGCTCCTTGGTCTTGGGTTCCGGCATGGGAATGCCCCTTTCATGCGTTATGATTTGGTGCTCATTGTTTTTCCGGTTGCCGTCCTCAGCACCAAGAGCGGCGGGAAGTTTGTCGTAGTAATTCATGTCTCGCCCCACCCCGACGGAGATATCGGCTGGCATGGCGACGCTCGAGCCCTCCAAGGGCTCCCAGTCTTCGATGAAGTAGACCGGGACAGCCTCACGGAGCGCGAGGTCCTTCATCTCCTGGGTCATCTCCTCGGGCTTGAGCTCGCGGGCCTTGTGGATCGCATAGCCCATCGAGGTCTCCATCCGGATCCCGTCGGAGAGATCCATCATCAGCTCCTGCCCGCGCTCCGATCGGCTGAAACGCACCGTGCCCCGGAACACCTTGTCGGGATCGCAGCGGCATTCCTCGATCCGTCCGCGCTGATCGGTCGGGTCATGGTCCATCAGGAAGGGAAGGCCCATGTTCGCCCGGTCCATGCGGATGGCGCTCGGGTCATGCGAGAGGACCTCGATCCCCCACCACCTGGGGATCGGCGTCTCGGAGGAGAAGGACATCGCGGCCGTGCGATTCTCGGCGTTGACATCCTCGCGCTTGAGGGTGACGGTCCGGTAATGGGGAGTGGTGAGAATCTTTTTCAGATCCATGTCAGTGATTCCCGTTTTGTGGTAGTTCAGCCAGAATCCTTCGGGCTTCGCGCGCCGGATCGGCAGGCGCTTGAGGCACGGGTTGCGACACCTTGATCTCTTCGATTTTCAGGTTCAGCCCGTACTCGATCGCCTTGGCCTTTTCCTTGGCGAGTGTCTCGTAGGTCTCCTCGAGGTCCTTGCCCTGTTCGGCAAGCGCGTGCGTTGAGGTCTCAAGGCCTGCCTGGATCTCGAGGATCTTCGCCTCGATATCGTTTTTGGGATCCACCCATGCCCAGCGGCGCCCGGTCCAGACCGGATGATTCAGGCGTTCGAAGCGGGCATTCGGGATACTGATCTGGCCGGAAAGGAGGGCCATGTCCAGCCAGTCGGCGAAGACACGCTCGAGGAGGATTTCCGTGAACCAGGCCTGCAGGTCCTTCCACTGCTCCCGTTCATCCAGGAGGCCGGCGCGGATCGAGGAGTAGTTCACCCCGACCAGGTCGTTTGCCAGGAGGTTGTAGCTCACCCCGAGCGCGGAAGCGACGCCCCGGAGTGTCGAGCGGACGAACATCTCGTGCTGCTCCTTCGGGTACTCGGTGTCGAACTTCTCGATCGACATACCCGGAGGGAGGGTGCCGAAGCTGCCGACGTCGGCATCGATCAGCCCGTTGCCTTCAGAGTCCTGGTCGTCGGGCTGCATAGCTTCCGGGTTCTCCTTGTCGGGCTTGAACCAGCCGAGCTTCGATGCGGCGATCGCCGCGTTGATGAGCGAGGAGAACTCATAGCGGCTCAGCATCCGCATGTGGGTCATCGCCGGCGCGAGCCAGGTATAGCCCCGGGTCTGGAACGACCAGTCGGGCAGGAAACCGTGGTAGATGTCCGAGGCCGGGACGCGCTCGCGGTCACCGGTCGTGGTGATGACGCCATAGACTTCCGCCGCCAGGTTGCGCTTGAGGAGATGATAGGCCTGGGGCCGTCCCCATTTGTCGAGCTCGACGCCCATGCGGATATGCGAGCCGTTGGAAAGAGCAGCGCTATAGGTATGATCGATCAGATACGGCTCGAGCACATGCAGCGCGAAGCCGTATTTGAGACTCTTGTCGTAGACCTTGCGGATGAGGAACTCGCCGTCGCGTGCGGCGTTGGTGATCGCCAGGTGCTGGACGCTTCGGAAACTTAAGCGCCCGTTGACCGTGCAGTTCTCAGGACGCGCCCAGTCATAGAAGGCGTCCTCGACGATCGTGTTCGCTTTTTCATCAAGCTCACCCTTCGCATCCCGGGACTTCACCTGGAGGGTGAACCCATTGGGTCCGACGATATTCTGCTTGCACAAAGAGACGAAGCGGCGGGCGTAGCTATTATTCAGGAAGAGATCTTTGGCACGGGTCTGCAGCGCAGGCAGATCCGTGCGGACGTCCTTATCGATCGAGCTCAAGGACGACGCCCAGTCGGCCATCAGGCGGCCCAGGTTACCGCCATCAAATGAGCGCATGAATTGGGCGAGAGTTGCGCGGCCGTTCTTTCGGGCGATTTCTTTCGGCGCGGTGATCCTGTGAAGGAATTCCCTTACCATTGGGTCATCCTCGCCAGAAGCTTCTTGCGCCCCAGGCCTGCGTTCAAGTCCGTCGCCGCGTCCTCGCGAGCGAGCTCACTGGTGAGCAG